CGGAGCGGAAGATCAAGGCGGCGGTGGCCAAGGCCAACCACGGAAAGACCAAACTTTCCGCCACCATTGTGGGAAACGCCTCCCTGGTGGCCTCCCAATGCGTCCAGGTGGTGGGCCTGGGGAAGCTGTCCGGCAAGTATTACATTGACACCATTACCCACAACGTCAGCGGATCCGGCGGCTACACCATGGACCTGGAAATGTCGCTGGTGGAGGAATGACGCGAGGAGGAACGCATGGAAAACAATATCCGGCTGGGTAAGATTTCAGCCATTGATTACGCCGCGGGCACGGTCCGCGTGGTGTACCACGAAAAGGACGACGCCGTGACCGCCCCCATTCCCCTGATTTCATCGGAGTATTTCATGCCGGAGGTGGACGACATGGTTATGGTGCTTCACCTCTCCAACGGCACGGAGGCGGGCGTGGTCCTGGGCCGACCGTGGAGCGAGAAGAACAAGCCCCCGGAGGGTTCCAAAGGGCTTTACCGCAAAGACCTGGCCCGTTCGCCGGGTGAGGCCATGATCCGCTATAAGGACGGCACCATGACCATCAAGGCCGCCAAGCTGGTGATTGACGGAACCGTGACCGTCAGCGGCGACGTGACCGCCGGCGGGGTTTCCCTGGACAACCACACCCACACGGACAGCATGGGCGGCGGAACCTCCGGGCCATCGTAAGGAGGCGATTTACACATGATCGGAACGCTGGGGCGCAAAATCATTTTTGAGGTGAGCGACAACAGGGTTTTGACCTTTGAGAGCATGAGCCGCGAGGTTTCCGGGCGCTGGACCGAACACGAAGTTTTAGGCGTGAAGCCGAAAGCGGAGTTTTTAGGGCCTGGCCTCCAGACCATAAGCCTGACCATTCACCTGTCCGCTGCCCTGGGCGTGAAGCCGCGGCGGATCCTGGACATGGTGGAGCGCATGGTGGAAAGAGGCACGGCGGAGTACCTGGTGATCGGCGGCAGACTGGTGGGCCGCCGTCCGTTCCGCATCACGGGATCGAGTGAAGCCTGGGACAAGGTTTACAGCCGCGGAGAATTGGCCAAGGCTACCCTGACCATTTCACTGGAGGAATACGCATGAACGAAAACGACCTTTTCAATTTCCAACTGGAATATACGTTCACGGCGGACTGGCTGGCAGAACTGGATCGGCAGCTGGCCCTCCTGCTGTCCACACGGGAGGGCACCATGCCGTTGGATCGGGCTTTCGGCCTGAACATGGATTTTGTGGATATGCCGCCAGAGGCCGCAAAGAGCCTTTACACGGCGGAGGTCACCGAAAAGGTGTCCAAATTCATACCGGAGGTGCGGGTGCAGGAAGTGACCTGGACCGGCGGCAACACCGGAAAACTTTTTCCCAAGGTGGTGATAACAAGTGCCTGATATTTCCGCAATTCAGAACACCCCGGACGTGTCTTTCATCGACAACAAGACCATTGACGACGTGCGCGGGGATATGGTGGCAGACTTTGAGGCGTTCATGCTCCAAGCGACGGGCAGCAAGGTGTCCCTGGGCCGCGCCTCTGTCCACCGCATGATCCTGTATTCGGCGGCGGCGCAGATTTACCAAGCCATGCAGTACGTTGACCGAGCGGGCAAGCAAAGCCTTTTGAAATACTCCTATTCGGAGTTCCTGGACAATCTGGCGCTGCTGAAAGGCGTTACCAGAGAACCGGCCAAGGCGGCCACGACCACGATCCGCTTTACCGCGTCGGCCACCAGGACGCTGGCCACACCGATCCCGGCGGGCACCAGGGTTTCCTCCAGCGGTTCCATTTATTTCAGCACGATGGAGTACGCAGAGATCCCGGCGGGCAGCCTGACGGTGGACGTGCTGGCGGAGTGTACCGCAACAGGCAACGCGGGCAACGGACTGGCGCCTGGCGAGGTGTCCACCATCGTGGATCCCGTTCCCTACATTACCAGCGCCGTGAACCAGAACACCACGGAGGGCGGCGCAGACGTGGAGAACGACGAAAGCCTGGCGGAGCGGGTTTACCTGGCCCCTGGCGCCTATTCTACGGCAGGCCCGGAGGACGGATACCTGTACCACGCCAAGAAGTACAACGCCGCCATTGGTGACGTGGTGGCCACAAGCGACCACGAAGCGGGCCAGGTGGATATTGTTTTCATCATGGCCGACGGTTCCAAGCCGGGCGCGGCCATGATCTCCGGCCTGCAGGCGTACCTCTCCGGCAAGACGATCCGCCCCATGACGGACAAGCTGACCGTGAAAGCCCCGGAGGAGGTCACATACAGCATTAACCTGACGTATTACATCAACCGCAGCGACAGCGCCAGAGCGGTGGCAATCCAGGCGGCGGTGGCCCAGGCCGTGGAGGAATATAAAACCTGGCAGCGCACCATAGGCCGCGACGTGAACCCGTCACAGCTGGCCGCCATGGTCATGGAGGCAGGCGCCAAGCGTGTCACCGTGACCGCGCCGACGTTCGCGGCGGTGGCCGCCACCAAGGTGGCAGCATTGACCGGATCAGCCACCGTGACGTATGGAGGGCTGGAAGATGATTAAACTTTCCGGCAGCCGCTTCACGGACATTATGCCGGAGAACCTGGCAGAGCAGCCGGAGATCCAGGCGCTTGCCTACGCCGTGGGCAGGCAGGTGGAAAAGCTGCTGGCCTATGCCGACGGCGCCCGCACCTATGCGGCGATCTATGCTGTGCCGGAAAAGGTGCTGGATCTGCTGGCCGTGGAACTGCGTACCCCGTCCTATGACGAAAACTTTTCCATTAAGGTCAAGCGAACCCTGATCGCGGAAAGCCTGCTGTTTTACGCGCAGATGGGCACCCCGGCGGCGGTGAACCGGATCATTGAAACCATTTTCCAGGCCGGCCATATCAGCGAGTGGTGGGAATACGGCGGGAAACCCTATCACTTCAAGGCATACACCACGAACCCGGCTATTACGTCGGACGACGTGGAGGAGTTCAAGCGGGTGCTGGGCACCGTCAAGCGCCTTTCCGCCTGGCTGGACGAAATCGTGTTGGATCTGTCCACACCTCCGGCGGAGGTATTCGTGGGCCATTGGATCCACACGGGCGATTTTATCACCCTGCAAAGGGCGACTATGTAACAGGAGGTTATCAGCCATGTTTCAGGCCCCGAAACTGACAGACGCCGGCAAAAACCTGTATTACAGGAATATGGCCGGTGAGGGGATCAAATTCACAACCATTCAGCTGGGCAACGGCACAATCAGCGGTCCGATCTCCGCTATGACGGCCCTTGTCAGCGCCGTGGTGACCATTGACGCCGCGGTGAAAAACAACGCGGAGCAGTACGCCGACGTGTCCGGCCATTTCTCCAACGCAGAACTGGAGGAGGGTTTTTACTGGCGCGAGATCGGCGTGTTTGCGGCGGATCCCGATTACCCCAATGACCGCAGCCACGACATTCTTTACTGCTACCAAAACGCCTATGACACGGCGGACTTTATCCCCGTGGCGTCGGTGGAAACGGTGGAAAAAAACATTACCGTGCCCATTATCGTGGGCGACGCCTCCACGGTGTCCTGCACCCTGTCCAGTTCGCAGGTGCTGGTGTCGGAGGCGGACCTGGAGGCGCACGACAAGGACGCGAACGCCCATAATGCCCTGTTCGAGAAGATCAACAAAGAACTGGAAAAGAAACAGGACACGATCACCGCCAAGGGCATTTTGAAAGGCGACCAGGACGCAAAGGGAAACCCCACCGTGACCAAGGCCACGCCGGGCGTGGACTACCAGCAGCCCACCCAGGTGCTGACGGAAAGCAACGCCATGGCCCTGACGGACACGGTTCCGTTTTTCTCCGGTGCTGACGGGCAAAACCGTAAGGTCACGCTGAAAAAGCTAAAGGAGGCCCTGGGCGTCCAGTCTGCCAGTATCAACGTGACGACCTGCGCCGGCGCGGCGGTGGTTTGCACGGACGGAGAAACCACCCTGAACGGCGTGGGTTCCACCAAGTTCTCCCTGCCGGAGAACACCGGCACCTGGGAGGTAACCGCCACCCTGAACGGCCACACGGCCAGCGCCGTGGTGGAGGTCACCGGCGCCATGCAGTACAACGTGGATCTGGTGATTACCTCCAGCGTGGCAGTCACCCACGCACCCACGAAAACCACCTACAACGTGGGGGAAACATTCGACCCCACCGGCCTGGTGGTCACCGCCACCTATGCCGACGGCACCACGGAGAACGTAACGGACGGCTGCACGTTCAGCCCCACCGTTATGGCAGCCAGCACCACGGCGGTGACGATCAAATACCAGCGGGCGGGCGTGACGGTCACGACCACCCAGGCGGTCACGGTCCTGGAAATGTCCAGCATTTCCGTGAAAACCGCACCCAACAAAACCGCGTATTACATCGGTGAGAGTTTCGACGCCACCGGAATGGTGATTGAGGCCACCATGTCCAACGGCACCAAAAAGACCGTGACGGGCTGGACGTACACCCCCAGCGGCGCCCTTTCCAAGACGGACACGGCGGTGACGATCTCCTACACGGAAAACGGCGTCACAAAGACCTGCACCCAGGCGATCACGATCCGCACCCTGTCCAGCATTTCCGTGACGACGGCACCAACGAAAACCGCCTACAAGTACGGGGAGAAGTTCAGCAGCGCCGGAATGGTGATTACCGCCAAATATTCGGACAATGCCACCCGCGTGGTGACCGGCTGGACCTATTCACCCACCGGCGCCCTGGGACTGTCCAACACCACGATCACGATTACCTACGCAGAGGGCGGCGTGAGTAAGACCTGCACCCAGGCCATTACCGTGAGCAACTACCTTTCCAGTATCGCGGTGACCCACGCACCCACGAAAACCTCCTATTTCACCGGCGAAACGTTCAACAGCGCGGGAATGGTGGTCACCGCTACCATGGCAGACGGCAGTAAAAAGACCGTCACCGGCTACACCTGCAGCCCCACCACCATGGCAGCCAACACCACGGCGGTCACCGTCAAATATACCGAGGGCGGCGTGACCAAGACGACCACCACCCCGGTGACGGTCACCAGCATTTCCAACACGCTGGCCTCCAACAGCTGGGCAACGATCCGCGCCGTGTCCGACGCCGGAAAGGGGTCCAATTACTGGAGCGTGGGCGACGCCAAGGGGATCACGATCAACGGCAAGGTGGGCGCCACGACGATCTCCAACCTGTCCATTTCCGTGTTTATCCTGGGTTTCAACCACAACGCCAGCCGCGAGGGAAACAACCGGATCCATTTCCAGATCGGCAAGATCAACGGCACCCTGGTGGGCCTGGTAGACGGCAATTACGGCAGCTCCACCAGCACCACCGGCGCCTTTACCATGAACACGTCATACACGAACAGCGGCGGGTGGAATAACAGCCACATGAGAAAGACCGTGCTGGGCAGCAACAGCGCCAGCGCCACCAGCCCCGCGGCCAATACCCTGCTGGCAGCCCTGCCGGCGGATCTCCGGGCGGTTATGAAGCCGGCCACCAAGTACAGCGACAACACCGGCGGCGGAAGTGACACCGCCAGCTATGTCACCAGCACCACGGATCTGCTGCCGCTGCTTTCGGAGTTTGAATACCACGGGGCCAGGTCCTACGCCAACAGCGCGGAGAAGAATTACCAGGCCCAATATGACTATTACCGGGCCGGAAACAGCAAGGTGCATTATAGGCACAACGCCACCGGCACGGCGGCCATTGCGTGGTGCCGTTCCGTCTATTCGGGCGGCAGCGACCGTTTCTGCCTTGTCAACACCGGCGGCAGCGCCTACCATCACTACGCCGGCTATTCCTGGGCGCTGGCCCCCTGCTTTTTTGTCTAATCGCCGCAGCATATCCGGCAAAATCCCGCCCACGGAAGTGGGCGGGAAACCCGGACAGAGAAAGAAAACCCGTGAGGTGAAAGAATGTCAGTTCTGAAAGAAAAGCGGACCGTGAGCAAAGCGGAGTATGTGAACACCGCAAACCAGATTTATGTGGAAACGGTGGGCTTTTTGACGCGGCTTTCCGCCCGTTATTCCCGGCTGATTGCAGAGGGCACCGCGCAGCTGGCCGGTGAGGTCATGGACCACACCGAAAAGGCCAACAAAATATACCCGTCGGACGAACAGCGCAAAGCCCAGCGCAAGGCGCATTTGCTGGAGGCGCTGGCCTCCCTCTCTGCGCTGGACGTGCGCCTGACCCACGCCTATCTGGTTATGTACCAGAACCCGCAAGGGTGCTTTACGGCGCCCAGCGGAAAGACGGTCCCACCCAAGGAGGCCATGGACAAGCTGGACCGCATGGCGCAGAGCCTGGGCGAACTGATAGACCGGGAGGACACCCTGCTGCGGAATATCCTGGAGAGCGACAGGAAGCGGAAATAAGTCATTTTTATGGGTGTATCTTTGAAAACGCGCCGGGAGGCAGGGCGGCTTTCCCCTCTGACGGCGGCCAATGCGTGGTGCCGTTCCGTCAATTCGAGCAACAGCAACAATTTCTGCCTTGTCAACACCGACGGCAGCGCCAACAATAACAACGCCAACAATTCCTGGGCGCTGGCCCCCTGATTTTGCATAGCTGGGTCAAATGCAGTAACGAACGTGAACCGGACCCATGTAAAAGGAAAGATACTTCCCTGGCGAAAGCCTGAAACTGCCCGCTGATGATCCCGCGCGGACGCTGCTTGCATGGCGGGGGTATTGTGCTAACCCCGTTTCATGCGCTGGATCGAAGCAGTTTAGACGCACACCAACACCACAACTGTACGGAGGGCGAATACTTTTCTATGACAAGCGAACAGCGCCGCGAGGCGCGTTACAGACGCCGCCAGACAAGGCGGCAGGCAAAGCGAAAGGCCCGCAGCGACGCCCTGGGGCCGATTGAGGAAGTTTTCAGTTACCGCGCCATGTTTTTCTATGGCCGGAAATGCTGCAACGGCGTGAGGTGGAAAGCCAGCACACAGCGGTTTGAAATGCACCTGTTTTCTGGCACAGCCAAGCGCAGGCGCAAGATCCTAAATGGAACGTGGAAGCCGGGCAAAACCGCCCATTTCACCCTGAAAGAACGGGGCAAGGTTCGACCAATAGACGCGCCGCACATTGAGGATCGGCAGGTTTATAAGGTTCTGACCAAAAAGGTGCTGGTGCCGCTGTATGTGCCCAGTATGATCTACGACAACAAAGCCAGCCAGAAAGGCGGCGGCCTGCATTTCCATTACAGACGCCTGGCCAAGCACCTGCGGGACCATTACCGCAAGCATGGCCTGGAGGGCGCCCTGTTCCTGATGGATTTTCACCACTTTTTCCCGGACGCGCCCCACGCGCTGCTGTATGAGCGGCACCGGGGCATGATCCTAAACCCGGACCTGCGGCAGTTGGCCGATCTGGTGGTGGCAGCCGTGCCGGGCGGCGTGGGTATGCCGCTGGGCGTGGAGCCAAGCCAGCAGGAAATGGTGGCGCTGCCGTCCTCCCTGGACAACCGGATCAAAGCCCAGCTTTCGATCCATGGCGCTGCCCATTACATGGACGACTATTACACCATTCTGCCGTCGAAGCAGGCGGCGGAAGTGACCGCGGCGGACGTGATCGGCCACGCGGAGGCCATGGGCCTGCAGGTCAACGCCGGAAAGTCAAAAGTGGTTCCGTTCTCCAGACCGTTCCGGTTCTGCAAAGCAAAGTTTCAGGTGACGGACACCGGCGCCGTGAAGATCCACGGCTGCCGGGACGGAATGAAGCGGGCACGGCGGAAACTGCGGCTTTTCCGGGCGCGTGTGGCCAGCGGTGAAATGACGGTGGAGCAGGTGGCCCAATGGCTGCAAACGCCGATTTCCTATTATGAGAACTTCAACGATCACGGCAGGGTGCTGAAATTGCGGCGGCTATTTTATGCGATTTTCAAAACGGAGGTGTAACCCATGTTCAAAATCACAAAAGACGGGGCAACCCTGGCGATGACAGAGGCCCCCAACTACATCAAGCAGGCGGAAAACGGCTGTTTCGTGCTGTGCCCGGAGGCGGAGGCCACGGGGATCGCACACAACGGCACCGTTTACCACCTCCTGGGCCGCGCTGATATGGAGGGCGCGGAAAGCACGGTTATTCTGGAGGAAACCGACGCAGGCGCGGAGATCTCCAAAGCGACGGACGCAACGGGGATCGTGTTCGTCACCATGGCGGAGGCTGGAAGCGTGGACGCAACGACGGCGGCGGAACACGCGGACCTTTTCGCGCCGTGGGCGGTGCCGGTGGCCTATACCGTGGGCCAGATCCGCAGATATACGGACGGGAAGCTGTATAAATGCGTTCAGGCCCATACGTCACAAGCGGACTGGACGCCGGACAAAACCGCAAGCCTTTGGACGACGGTTTCCGATCCGGCGGAGGAATGGCCGGAATGGTCCCAGCCGGTTGGCGCACATGACGCATACAGCAAGGACGCCAAGGTGTCGCACAATGGCAAGCATTGGACCAGCACCGTGGACAGCAACGTGTGGGAGCCTGGCGTGTACGGGTGGACGGAGGTGTAAGCCGTGGGCGCTGCCTACATCGTAAGAAAAAGAGCGCGGTTTGTGAGTATCAACGGCCCCGTAAACCTCCGGTATGGTACGCCTGTGGACGCTGTGGACGGGTTTCTGGTACATAATGGCCGCCCATTGTGCGCGGTCACCAGCGAGAGCGCACACCGCTATTTTGCACGAAATGACGACGGAAACGGGAAAGCCCGCGGCGCCCTGATCGGCGCCATCACGGCCAAGCTGGAGCGGAAAGACGCCGGCCATCAAATGCGCTGGGATCTCCTGTGGAGCGACCCGGAGGCGCAGAAATTACGCCACCCGGATCATGCGGATTATTGGCTGTGGGGACACGCCTTTTTTGAGGCGGACATGGCAGACCTGGAACACGTCGCCGGGCTGATCGGTGCGAGGAGGTGACGCTGCCATGGATTATATGAAGCTGGTGGCGGACCTCTGCGGGATCATTGACCGCCAGAATGAAATCACCAAGGCCATGGCGGAGCAGCTGGGCCAGCGCGACGCCCTCCGGTATGAGGAGGAAATGGCGGCGGTTCGGCGGGACTACGATACCGCCATGGGGGAGGTGGATCCGTGCAAAAACTAATTGAAACGCTGTCCACCGTGAGCGTAGGCCAGGCGCTGACTGGCGGCGTCACCGTGGTGGCGCTGGTGTCCGTGTTTATCGAAATTACACCGGTGAAGATCAACCCGGTTTCCAAGTTTCTGGCCTGGCTGGGGCGGAAGATCAACAGCGAAGTGATCGCCAAGGTGGACAGGCTGGAAACCGAGGTGCAGGCCATGAGGAAAGCGGACGGAGAGCAGGAGGCCATAAACTGCCGTTACCGGATCCTACGGTTCGGGGACGAAGTAAAACACGGCACCCGGCACAGTCAGGAACATTTTGAGCAGATCCTGGCCGATATTGACGCCTACGAAATCTATTGCAAGGATCACAAGGATTTCAAGAACAACAAAACCAGAGTAACCACGGAGCGGATCCTGGACGTTTACCGCGTGTGCGTGGAAAAAGACGATTTTCTGTAATGGAGGGAAGCCGTGAAAATATTCATTGTGGCCGCGGCGGCGTGGGCTGTCGGTGCCCTCCTGGGCTATTTCGTGGCCCGGCTGGCGTATAAGCACCTGCGGAAGCGGCTGCGGGCGCTGCGGCAGGAACGGAAGCCGCCCAAAAAGAAAATGGGCACCATGGACAGGATCCTGGTGCTGGAGGCGGTTTTTCTGGTGGCGTACACGGTGGCCGATCTGGTGGTGTTCTGGCACACCGGATCAGAGCCTGCAACCCTGACCGGCTGCGTGTTCGGCGTGTGCGGCCTGGAAAACGGCGTCATGGGCTGGA